AGGGTATGTAGGTCCTTGACACGTCGTATAGTTAAACCTCAAACAGTGAACGTCATTATGGACGACGACTTCGCTGACGCACACCTAATTGAAAACTTTGACCAATCTTTCACTGATTCAATCTCCAACATTCTAACCCCTGAAAAACACTTAGACTCTCCCATCTTAGTGTCGCTCCTTGACCGGTTACTCGATCTTACTAATCGCGTAGAAGCTGAGAACAAACATATCCGCTTCACTCAGTATGAACCTCTCCGAGCTAATGCGTTTAGTATGTTTCTCCACAAAAATCCCGACTTAGCCTTTTCCTCTATCAGAACTCCATTCATGCAGTATTGTTCAGCGTTAGACTTTTGCCGAGAGAAGCCAGTAATCTTAGACGCAAAGTTGTATCCGTTGCTATTCAGCTACTCAAGCTACAGTCCGTATCGCCTCCAGAACGATTTTGAACTGTCACAACGGATCTTTGATAAAGAGTTGACAGCTTACACTGATCAGATGAAAGGCATTATGACTGAATCAGAGATACGCTGGACACAACGAAAATTACGACCGAACCAACACATCGGATCAGATGTGGTACTGAGTGCAGCAAGAGCTCAGTTATGGTCTGATATTGTTGAAGACTACCGGAAAACTTATAAACAACACACGGAAGCGGTGAAAAAGACGTTTGGACCTGTCCGTGTAATTCACTGTGACGGTTTTTCTTTGATTAAATCCGATGATATCAGCAAGTGGCAATTATGCACATACGAACAACTGCAAATGATTCAGGACTGCTGCCTTGCACGACACAATATAGAACTAGCACTCCGGTTCAACTTTCACAATGGAACAAGTAACTTAAGTACACATGTTCATCGCGTTTTTAAGTGGCAAGAGAATGTCCTCAAAGAAATTGGAAACTCAGGATATGAGCTCGTCAAAGCACCTGAGGCAATTTTTAAGGCATGGTTGAATACATTGACTCAAGGTGATTTACTTCCGTATTCTTCTTATGCACGAACTCTTGACAAGATGCTAGGAAAGGAAAAACAGCTTCACAAAAAACTCTATCTCGTTGCATCACTAGACGCAATCGTCCAACAAGTTACTGACATTCACGATGCTGCTGAACTCTTCGGATTGTCTAAACTGTCCGGACACCCATCAGTCTACGCTGAAAACTCCGCCAAATCCGTTCGCTCGGAAGCAACCCCGAAGGGGACAATATCTCCATTTGCAGTTCGACAGATGAATCGTATGTTCAAGCACCTTACATTGTCTGGATACATAAGGTATCATACCAGTTGGCCAAAATTCTTATGTCCTCCGGCACTAGGAACGACGTTACGAAGATTATATCTAAATCAAGTCACCGTCTTACCAATGGGCTCATATCCTATGTCAGATCTGGATGCGATTGAGTTTGGGAAATTTGTAGAATATGACTACTCTGAAGATTATCTGAAATTCCTCGATGACAAGGCAATTTGCCCCGGTGCGCGTGAAATGTCCAAGTTCTGGTTTAGCGGCGCTAGACAAGAAACTCGTCGATTACTTCAAAAAATACTAGAGTTGAAATCTTTCAGTACGGTTGAGTTAATCGAACGATTACGGAAAGGCAATTTCGAAGACGACGAGTATGTTGTTGAACTGACTCAGAAAGAACGAGAACTAAAAATCGCTGCACGGTGTTTCTGTAAACTACCGTTCAGTGTACGAACTTTCTTCACATCGACTGAGTTTAATCTTAAAGAGCAATTCATGTCAAAATACATGCCGCAACAGACAATGACTATGTCAAACACGGATACGAAAAAACGTCTCTATAACATGGTCAAGGACGCAAAAGATAGATCTCGAACTCTTTTAGAAGTTGATTTTTCGAGATGGAACTTGCGGTGGAGAGAAGAAACTGTAAGTGGAATTTCGCTTCAACTAGAACAAATCTTTGGTCTTCCCGGAGTATTCTCACAAGCACATCCGTTTTTCGAGCGTGCGACTGTTGTGCTAACTGATAAACATACACTACCATTCGGTGCGAAACCGGATGTTCCAGTAACTGAGTGGCCTCAAAGCGAGTTACTATGGAGGGGCTGTCATAAAGGAGGGTTCGAAGGAATTCAGCAAGCCCTCTGGACAATCTGTACGATTGCGATGATGTACTGGGTTCTTCACGATCAAGAATTGTCATTCCTTATGGCTGGACAAGGAGACAATCAAATATTCGCTATCACATTTGATGTTTCCGTAATGTCAATGGCAACACAACTGCGCCAGTTGCTAGGTGTGATGGAGGTAAGGTGCAAGTTGCTTAATCATGAAGTGAAACCCGATGAGTGCATTGATTCTCAGACCGTTCTCACATATAGTAAAGATATTTATGTGAATGGCAACCACATCCTTTACAACCTAAAGTTCGCATCGCGAACGTTCAAGCGAGAAGAGATCGATGTTCCTTCGTTGTCATCAGAAATTGCTTCAATCAGCGCATGCAGCATGGCTTGTGCTGATAGTGTTTACACAACTCCAATTGCGATTTTTTGGAAGACGTTCCACACTATTCGTTTGATGTCATTCCGATATAGATCACCAAACTATCGAGCGGAGCATGCTAGCTTAGGACGGATTCTTGCTGATGAAAAGTTACTTGAGTTCGCAATCTTGCTACCTGGATCACTAGGCGGGTTGCCATGTATGGCTTGGAGTCGGTTTTTTATGAAAGGAGAGGTTGACGATCTGTCCTGGGATGTTATAGCATATCGTGCTTTAGGACAAAAGTCGAAAACAATTCAATGGGACCTCAAGCTAACGCTTAACGGAAATTATTCCCCGAGAGAACCTGACTTGACACAACTAATACTTGATCCGCATTCGATTCCGTTACGGCGGCCGCAAGACTTAAAACGATTAGTCAAGCAAGCAGTTGAGAAAGAGTTATTAGGACATACAAAAAACCTCTGGATTAGAGAGCTAGCGTCCGATCAAAATGTTACTGCTGGGAAGCAATTCCTTGAAATACTAGCAACTGCTCGCCCATTTTACCCGGATATAATGTCGGATCTTTACTCACTGTCTCCGGCGGGTGTTAGGGATGCCCTCGTTGCGAGGTTCACCATGACGCGAACAATAATCGGAATTACCGGAAACCCAAATTTCTCAAACGAAATTCTCTCCTCTAATGCCCGATTACTCGAATTTATTGAAGGACGGTATAAAAGTGCAACTCAACGAAAAGGGATTCCAGAACTTCCGGCAACCGGCTATGATACCTGCAAACAACTTCGAAAACAATGGGGAGAAATGATTGAGCATCGAAATATTGGAGTTTACAACCCGTTTGACTTCAAGTTAGGAATCACCGATTCATCGCACCCCTGTATCTCAGCTTCAAGCCGTTGTGACACTGGAAACCTTCACTCAACATTAGGAGCTTACCCGCCTAACTTTGGTACAACGACTAAGCAAAAGGTATCAGACCATGGTTTCAAAATCACAACATCATCTTCTACAGTGCGAGATCTCAAGAAAATTGTACTAACTCACAGTGAATTAGGGTCATCAGAAACCTTAGCCACCGTGTTAACATCAATCGTCAGTGCACGATCGCCCTGGAATCTTGGTCAGCTAACTCCAATTCTCCCAGTATCTTACGGTGGTGCAGCCGCACACAGGCATGCATCAATCAACGCTAGAGCATTCTCACTGCTCGGGTCTCGAACAGTCCCCACTCACCTCAACTTTTGCAGTGATGCAGCCGGGATATTAAGTGGCGGAGAGTTTGATTACCCAATTGCGTTCCAAGAGTTCTACCTATCACTGACAAACATTTTCCAAGTGTTAACTTACTGCGGCGCACTGGATCCGAATGCATCAATTGCATTCTTTCTGACGGATAACTATGAACCTCTTCCATCGGAGCCAGTTGAATGCGAGGTGACTAGGTTGCCAAAATGGTCAACAAACCCTGGAAACGCCTTGTGCTATATTACAAAATTTTCTGTGACTGAGGTGCCTGAAATACCTCACAGCTCGATGATGCCACACGTACTTGCGGAAGAAATCCAACCTAAGTTCCTGATTTATAATAAGCTCCTTGCTCAGCATGCTAAGCATCGTCGCGTGTTTAAAACCACTACAACCGTAAATCTTCCCATCGAATTTATCGACATGAAGGAGTTCAACCACTGCCCTCTTAATCAGCTCTTGACTGGAACATCTTGGTTCATTGCTGCGATGGCGATTCACACAGCAGTCGTAGAGTTTACTCGGAATGCAAGTGTGGCTCTTCACGAACTGGTATACAAACTCAGTCGATCATGCTCTGGTGTACTTGCTCGAACGATGCTTCACCCTGGATTCTCTGATTCCTTATATGCAATCGAATCAGGCGTGGTATGCGAACCCGGTATGTCGGGAGCACGGTCAGCAGCGGATAATTTGACGGGAGAGTTATATAACACTGCATTATTGCACCTGTATAATAGATCCTTTCTGACAGAGCGAGTACCGTTAATCTTGTTTGCTGATTACTCGTCTCAAATAGCTCATATTTCTGAGATTCACGCGACTCACTTAATCGCACTTCAAGCTTATGATATTAGACGAGTGGTGATAACTCCATATCAATGGCTAATGATAAAATCCGCTAGATATTCACTCATTGCTCAATCTACTCCTCTTTACATGGCACTGAATTACCGCTCGATAGTAGAAACACTGTGTCATGAGAGAAACCTTCGTGTATCAACTCCTGATGGAATATTTACTGAAATGAGGCTTCTGTATTGCAACATGACACCTAACGAGGCGATCCGTGCTCTCCGCGCACTACCGAAACAAATTCACGCTCGCATGATGACTCCATCGGCTCCGCAACTCAGTTTCCGAGGATTGACTGGTCGCATTAAGATCCGTCGAACCGTGTTAGACGGAGTGTTGCACCCGAACCACACCTGCACCAACACAAGTGAAGCTGACCGGATAGTAGATCATTTTTTATCATTAATCGAGCGTCCAGAAGGTATCTATAGTAGTGCTGTTAGCGTTTGGCTGCAGATTTTAATTTCGGTTAAGTACCTTCTCGTAGGCCGATCTGTGTTATCAGTTGGGGTAGGCCACGGTGCTGTAGCAAGAGCAGCATTAACAGTTGGATCGTCCCATGTGTTCGGAATCGACTTACGATCCTCTTTCCCCTGTGTTAGTCAGCGAGAAGGAACATACAAACCGCCTGAAGTCGTGTCGTCTGGGTTTGCAGCAAAATTTTCATGGTCAAGATATGTTTCACTAACAGGAGGCGATATTCGTAAAGTAAAATCTTACAGTGATTTGGAGCCGGTTGACACAGTCATCATTGATATTGAAAGTGACAACAGAGATCTCGATCCGCTGTTTCGTCAACTCCCTGCTAATTGTACTGTTATAGTTCGATTAATTACTTGCTCTGATTGGCTGCGATATTATGTCGATGCGTTGAATACTGATATTGTATATTGTACTTCTCAAGTCGAAACTCATAAGCAATCATACATTCTCGTAACAAAAAAATTCAACCTCTTTCGCGAAAACGCCAACTTTAGTCGAATCGACCTACTGCCGCAGCGTCCTTGGAGAAACGGTCTACACAAACGAACCGAAACAACAGTAACTCGGTTCAATCACATCATAGGATTCACGGGTGAATCACTAAAAGAGATATCGCAAACACATCTTCGTGAAGTTATAGAAGCCTTAACCCGTCGCTCTTACAACATGGAAGATAAAAGTGTGAGCAAAAAGTTTCACACTCTCAAAGATCATCTGAAGACTGTAATCGAACACTATCGGCGTCTCGATACTCTCACAACAACTGACATTCTACTATTAGAACCGTTACCTCGACGACTTCTTGCGCTATGGCTTAGCAACACTAATCTCGCTATGGAACAGTTACGGGAGAATTTGTTAACAGCAGATCGTACCGTGCATTACTGAGGTCTGACTAAGCACAAAGGTTATAATGATGAAACTCCACATTTTAACGGAAATTTAAGAAAAACTTAACTAGTGTAACGGCAAGCGGGAAACACTGAACAGTGACCCAACGCGTGCCGCGTCGTAGATTAACACAGGCGAGTTATATAGTCCGCGCAAGGTCCCCAGATACCCA